AAAGTTGTTTTACCTTTTCTTACTGCTGTGAACATTAAGTCAGATGCTTCTGTAGCGTCTATAATTTCTTCACCGTAAGCATTGACTACAGATGTCATACCATCTACTGCTGTTTGAAGGTCAGTAACACCACCGACCGCTGCTTTCTGTGCTGTTTCTAGGAAAGAAAACACGTTCTCACGTGGTACTCCTGCCGAAATAGCTTGATATAATGCAGGTACCGATTCGTTAGTCATAGTACCCATTTCTGAGTTGAAGTCTTTTATGTCCTGTATCATTTGTTGTTTGGCACTTTCAGAAGCATTTGGTAATAACGTAAATACTTCGCTTACCTTTTGCTCAAAGCCTGAAAATTGTTTTATTCCATAAGCTGCTGCTGTACCTACTGCTGCACCCGCCGCTAGAAGCCCATATCCTATTGTCCTGCCTACTTTTTTCAAATTAGTACCAGTACGCTTGGCCTTATCGTCAACACTTTCTAGTTGTGCTTTAACTTTCTTGTCGCCCTTTAAAGTAATACGCCCGGCGGTTTGAAATAAATCTATCATTAAGAGGTTTCACCTCATTTCCTACGCTTGTCTAACTGTATAATTCTTTCTGCATTCTCACGTGCTTTTTCAGCTTGCTTCTTGCGTTCGGCTTCTCTCATAGACTGAGGCATCTTTTTGACTAATCCTAACTGTTCTAAATAATCACGGAATGTAGTTTCAGTCATACCCATCTGCCAAGCTATGAAAGCACCTTCTACCATACTCTCTCTTTGTTCGTCTTGTTTGGCTTCCATTATCGTTTCTAAAATAACGGTGAAACGGTGGACCGACAAGTCCATTATATCGGAGTCAGTCCAGCCGTACCGTTTCTGTATCAAATCAAATTCACGGTTTAGCCCATTTTTAACACGCCTCGCAAGCTGTCGAAAAAATTCTGAACATCTTCACGATCTTTTAATTCTTCAATAATTTTGATAGCCATCTGTGCGTCTTCTTCTAGAAATTCTTCTCTTTCCATATCCACAAGTGAAGCTATCCATTCCTGCGTGCGTGTTTCTCCTAGTGTCTGTGCTACTATTCCGAATAGCGAAATACCTACGGAAGTAGCACTCTCGTTTTCTAGGTCATCCATTAGCGACTTAATATTGTCTGTAGAGTCGCCAAGGATAGCTGCCACCTCGAACACATCACGCATCTTTAGTTTTCTTATTTCCATACTTTAGCCTCCTTAGGTGCTAAATTGTGTACTAGAAGGGTATCTAATTTCCCACGGTGCATTATTTAAGTCAGTAGAATTATAATGCCCTGTGAAAGTGAAGGAAACCTCGCCTTCGTTTTGGTCTTCTGTCGCTAATTCCATATTGTCGTCAGATAACGCATTCTTCACAATACATACTGCATCTACCGTACTACCCGAGACTGTACCTACTATCGCTACATCAGTAAGATAGTCGGAGTTTTCTATACTCAAGTCAGTAGAAGCTATGCTGTCATAGTTTTGTGTAGTAGTAGCTGTTGTTACTGCTGACTCAGGTAACAATTTAGAGAATACTGAAGAAGTAAATTCTATAAGTGTGCCCGAAATCATAGCTCTCTCGTCTATAATTCTGCGCAACCCTTTGACTGGTCCTTTTGTACCGTCTATTTCTACTTCTCTTATATCACGTTCTATCGTAAACGAAGCTCCACCTCTTGTTGCTCCTAAAGTTTCACCGGTAGTAGTGTAGTTAACTTGTACTACTGCGTTATCAAGTATAAGCCTCTTATGTGTTTCTGAACTAATATTACTTGCCATTTAAATTTCACCTCTCTATAAATAAGTCTGACACGTATATGTCAACCTTCTCCTGCGTATCTTTTCGTCAGGATCAGGTACCATCGCTATATTATCGCAATATACACTTATTTGCATATCGCCGTCGTTATATTTCCATTCATCCAATCCATTATATATGTCGTTAGTTATTTCTTCCAATTCAACTGTGTTATGATTTTGACAACTATCCCATACATTCACTTCAAGAATAAAGTCCTCACGTGTTTCTTGGTCTATCGAATTACTTAGACTATAAGTTATATGTGGAAAGTCAGCATTAGAGGGTGCTTGTTCAAGATACACGTCGTTAGACTCTACCTCGTTGGCGTCGCCCCATATCTCTTCCATAAAATAACCTACATTGTCGTCTTTGCTAAAATTACCTGTTATTTCTTTTGTCAGCCGTACTTCTGTGTCGGAATCCCATTCCCAATTAGCAGCGGTAGGGAGGCTCAGTTTGAACTTTAATATCTCTATAAAATCTGTAAGTTTACTCATTCAACCACCCCTTACTGCCAAGTTTTACACGTATAAGTTAGTCGCCTTCTACGTATGCTTTCGTCGGGGTCTGGTATCATTCCCCTGCTTTCACGATATACGCTAATATGCATACTGTCGTCTACATACTTCCATTCGTTAAGTCCATCATCTAAGTCATTTGTTATATCCTCTAATTCAACTGTGTTATTATCCTCACAACTATCCCAAGCGTTTATTTCAAGAATAAAATCACGTCTTACTTCTTGGTCTACAGAATTATTGATATTGTAAGTTATATAAGGAAAACTAGCGTTAGAAGGTGCTTGCTCAAGATATACATTAGCAGTCGTAGAGGAAGCCAGACGAGAATATATTTCTTCTATGAAATTTATGAGGCTCATCTGTATGCCTCCTCTACTATGCCTTCTATCTTTCTTTTATTTTCAAATACTGCCGGGCGTATTGTCGGTTGTGGTACTTGGTATTTTGTACCCAAGAATACATAAGGCGCATATTCTACGTTAGTACCTATCCAGACTGTGTCGCCTTTTGTTTTGTGTCCTATGCTACCGCGTAAGTTTCCACCAGTTCTTGCACTATTGGGATATTGTCCTACTGGACATCTTAATACTGATTCGCCTTCTACAAATAGTCCCACCTTCTCTAATGCCTGTTTTTTCTTGAAATCTAACTGTGCTGCTACTTTTCGATAATTACTCTTGTGTGCCATTAGTTATCAACCCCAACATACCTCAGCATAATTTCTTGATGTCTTCCTATATTAAGTGGTTCGTCAGGATACTCGACACGGTAAGTTTCATTGTCAATCTCCAACTCATCATCGTGTCTAACATCACAAGTAGTAGAACACAGATAAACGTGTGTGGCAGTCTTGACTTCTTTATCGGCTATTCGTTGTTCGCCCATATCTAAAGTATCTAATGCTCCTATAATAGTTGACTGTGGTTGCCAAGACACCACACCGTCCGTTAGTCTACCTGTAGAGGTTGTTTGTCTATATACTACTGCTGTCGTGTTATAGAAGTCGGTTATGGCCATACAAAGCCCACCTTCTTCCATTTGTCAGCACTTTTTAGTATGTCGTTAGGATAACCTTCTGTCATATCTGATTTTGTATAAGAATACCTCGACAACTTTTCGGACTTATAGCCCGGGTTACGTTCGCTTAAACGCCACTCTATCATATCAGCGTATACTAACTTCAACCCATAAGGATATACTGGGTATTTATAATCGGCCGACAGTTCTTCACCGTCCCCCAACGAATATACTTCTATACTGTAATCGTTACGGTCTATAATATAGTCTTCAGTAGAACCGGCTTCCCAACTCTGTGAACTGCCACCTACATAGAGTGCGTCAACCTCGAATACGTCTTCATCAAAACTAAAAGTATCCGTACCTGTAGTACCTGTACCTAGCGTTTCACCTGTAGTCTTCCGTGAATACTCGGGGTTGAAGTCGTTTTTAAGATAATTGAATAAGTCGTTTTGAACGATTGGTCTTAACGTTGATATTCTGCTATCATATTCCGTGCTTGTTATATTTAATATGTCTTTAATCTCTGTACTTTCTGCAATCAAATAATCACCCCCAAAAAAGGGTAGGGGCGTGTTGCCCCTTTAGTCTTATGGATACTCGAAGCCTACTACGCTTAGATCAGAACTGGATACATCAAAATATATCCTGTCGTCTTCGTCTAAGAACCTAGCTGATTCCTCTAACTTAATCAATGAATGTTCGTTACCGGAGCCGGGCTTAGGTATTGTAACTTCAAAGTTACCCACGCCTTTACGCCAGTAATCACCTGCCAATAATGTAACTGTACCATCACCGGTAGCTGTTGATGTTATCTTAACATATAGCCCTAACTCGCTGTCTTTATATCCCGAATAATCGAAATATAAGCCAGTAGAGCCTATAACTAAGCCTGTTGATGTTGAAGATATATCAACACTATAGCCGGCTGTACTCTTACTAATTACGCTTATTTCTGCCATCTATATTCACTCCTCTTTTAAGATGTGCCTTCTTCTATTACAAAGTCGATTAATTGTTCTGGTTTGACTACCTTTCCACCGTATACGTGTAATCCCTTAACAGCGTCCCTGAAAGAACTTTCTCGTCTTAATCCTTCCATATTGACAATTTGCTCAGCAAAGGATATAGCATCCATTCTGCCTGCTAATGCGTGTGCCTGATTGGAAGTAGAAGACATAGTTGAAAGATTGTTACTTTCATATACCTCAAAGCCTGCTACTTTACCTGCATAGTTATTAGCCACAACGTCGTTATTGGATGTCAAGTCAGCTATTTCAGCTAAGTTTAATTTGGTAACAGCCCAAGGTGGAAGAACAACCCATCTGCCTTGTTTGGGTACGTTATTCTCATCAAGGGTTTGTCTTAGCTTCTGCATAGCTTTATTAACGGTGTCTTCGTGGAATGCGGTAGTAGTAGATGTATATACTACGTCAGTGCCTGCTTCCCCGTGTTTGCCTGCGATGAAATCGTCTGCCTTTTCTTCTAATGCGATACCGGCTTTTTCCATAGCTCTATCCATCACGTTGACATTAGCTTGTGCTACGTCAATGTCGTCTATTTCAAAAGCGAAGTATTTTTGTTGATCGATTTCTAGTTTGGTCTGTGCGTCGTCTAATTGCTGAAAACTAATAGTAGATGTAGATGTGTAATCGCTTACTGAAATATCACCTATACTGTTGATCTTGACAGTATCACCTGCACCGCTTATGTCGCCCTCGTAATCTCTGTTACATAACGATACAAGGACATAGTTTTCGTCTAACTGTTTGAGTAGGCGTGATGCCCACAATGTTGGTTTGAAATTTTCAAGACTCATTATATCACTCCTATAATTTACTTTTATCTCTATAGTTCAGTCTTCCCCATTGTTTAACAACGTGAGAAGCTGAATTGATAGCACCTTCATATTGTGCTACTGCTTTCTCTGCCTGTTTTCTCTTTTGTTCCATTTCTCTCTTCTGTTTCTTTAAAAATTCAATACGTTCCTTTTCTTTTTCTGTGAATGCATCCCACATCTTGTCTTCATAGCCATAAACATACTTGGTCTTCAATAAGTTGCTTGACTTTGGCACGTGTATGTCGATACCTCTGCCTGCTGCCATACCTAGAAAATATTCACAAGAGGGTCGTTGGTCTGCGTATTCTGTGTCCTGTGCCATATCTACACCGTAAACGTGGATAGCGTCGTATCCTTCTACTATTGCCAATGCTATCATCATACTTATAGAGTTTGTGAAATAAGGTTTGTTTAGACACCCTACCGTTACTTCTTTCACTACTTCCTGTAACGGATATGCTACACTATTAGGTACTTGAGGGTGTTGTTTTTGTAAGTATACTGGACAATCTAATTCTGCCATTTCTTCTACATATTTTTTAGTACCTTTCCTGCGTTCATCGTCGAAAGTGTCGAACGGGTGAAAGTCGAATTGTCTATCTACCCTCGGCACTCTTCTGAATAATGAATTACATGTCCATATCTCAAAGCTCTCATCATCAAACGGTGCGTCTTCATACGTTGGTGCAAATCCTAGTATCGCTACTTTTTTTGGTGTTTCTTTTTTTGCTTCCTCGGTCATTATTCTCCCCCCTGCATAACTTTGTTAATTTCTTCTTCGTGTTCTTGGAACCATTTAGTGTCGCCTTGCTTGTCTTTTTCATCTATCATATCCATAGTTATTTGTTTTTGGCTGGCGCTATCACCGTCCATATTAGGCTCTCTACCGGCTATTGTATCATCACCGAATAAGTAGTCGTCTGATTCTTTTAAACTCTCTAACTGGTCGTCTAAGCCTTTTATTTCGCCATCGTTTAACTCAAGGTCGCCAGTAGATAATAACGCCTTGACAGCTGTCGGATTCCTAGCACCTGATTTTAACACTTTCTTCTCTAGTTGGTTCTCAAACTCTTTACGTGCCAACTTTGATTGATATTCTTCTTCTTTTTCCTGAAACTTCTGCTTCATATTATTGAACTCTTTCTCTAATTCCTCGTTATCTTGTATCTTGTTTTTTAGCTCATCAACTTGGCTCTTGTATTCGTCTAGCATTTCCTTGTGATTTTTCTTTTCTTCTATTTCCTTGTTCAGTCTGTCTTTAGGTACATAGTTTTCTTCTTTCACTACCATAAGATCGTCGCCTAATGCTTCTTCTACCTTTTTTGCTAATTCCTCATCATCGAACAACTTATTAATTTCCATTTTCATCTCCCTTTCTGCTCCATTTTTTTCCGTGGTCTGTCCACGTTGCAGTCTTTTCAGTTTACCGTCATAAAATACGAAAAAAGACGATTGTGTTAATTGGACTTAATAGCTCTCATCTGTTCTAATGCTTTCTTCCTTGCTCTTTCCCTACTTGCCTTATCCCCTGGCTTGTAAGTGTAGCATTTTCCTGATACACCCCATTTATAACCGGGTTTGCCGTTACGTTGACATTTCATTACCGGCATATAAAACACTCCTAATATCTGTTTTCTTCCTCACTAAAACTCATCTTCAAAGTAACCTCGTTAGCTGCTGTTGTGGTTGACTCGTTGAAAAACCTAAATATATATGTGGTCGCCGGTGCTAAGATAAATTCTTCACTCGGCGTTAATTGAAAGTCATCTTCTCCACTATAAAACTTTGTACTTCTAGCGTTAATGTGTAATCTTAACCATTCTGCTCCATCATCACCAGAACTATAAGCTACACCGTTGTATTTTAGGTTGGACTCAGCAGGTGTGCCTATAACATCGTTCATATTACTTAACCTTACTGACTGAGAACCAGATGTCGCTACACTAACAGGAGCCGAACTTGTTGGTCTTCTTATGCTGAACTCAACCGGTGCGTCTATTCCGGTCATAAACATAGACTTAATGTTAAAAGTTTTAGTTGAAGGTGTCTGTAACTGATAGTCTTCTGTGGCTGATACTGTCAATGTACCGGCTTCTATTGTTACAAAATAGGTATGTCCTTCATATATCTGTACTTTATCACTATTTACGTTTTCCTGTACTTTATCACTATTTACGTTTTCTACACCTTGTGTGTGCTCATCATTCCAACCCGCTATCTTATCGACTACACCTTGATTCATCTCATCACTTCCTTATACATTTTCTTCTTCACCGAAGCGTATCCTAGAAAATAGATTATTGCCGTCTGTGCCTGTGCTTTTGTTTACAAATCTGAGTAAATAAGTTGTAGCCGGCTTCAAGATAAACTCTTCACCAGTACCTAAGTCAAAAGTATCTTTGCCCCTAGAAAACTTTGTAGTCTGACCGTTCACTCTCAGCTTAAACCATTCTGCACCTTTGTCAGTACTCACTACTACACCGTTATACTTGGCTTTGGTTTCTGCTGACCTCGTCGAATTGTTATTCATATTATGCGAGCCTAGCTCGTCAGTACCAGATGTCGTTATGTTAATTGGTGCTGTAGATGTAGG